CAGTCAAGTGGGATGGTGCGCCTGCAATTTTTGCTGGTGAAGACCCAAGTGATGGTAAGTTCTTTGTTGCAAAGAAATCAGTATTCAATGAAAAACCATTATTATATAAAAGTGTAAAAGAAATTCAAGATGCAGCTGAGTTGAGTGGTACTTTAAAATCAAAGTTTACAGTTTCATTTACAGAGTTTTCCAAACTTGGTATTAAAGGTGTTCTTCAAGGTGACTTGATGTTTACCTCTGAAGATAAAGGTAAGGAAAAAATTGATGGTAAGTCATTTATAACATTCCAACCAAACACAATCGTATATGCAGTTGACCCTACATCTGATATCGGTAAAAATATTAATAGTGCAAAAGTTGGTATTGTATGGCATACAACATATAAAGGTTCTACATTACAAGATATGAAAGCATCATTTGGTGCAGACATAAAAGGATTGAGTAAACCAACTTCAGTGTGGATGGATGATGCGACTTATAAAGATGTATCTGGTCGTGCAACTATGACTGCAAAAGAAACTGCTGTGGTCACTTCACATTTATCAAATGCTGGTAAAACATTCCAAAGAATTAACGCACCATTACTTAAAAAGTTTTTGAGGTTACAAGACTCACTTACTGGTAAGTTAGTTGGTGCAAGTTATAAAACATATAATAATACTAAAGTTCGTGCTGGACAGGCTGTTACAGACCCAAAAGGACACGCAAATGGTTACGTTACTCATGTTGAGAATCATTTTCAGAAAGAGATTGAAAAACTTAAAACCCAGAAATCTAAGGATGTTCTGGAAACAAAAAAGACAGAATATTTAAGAGAATTTAAAAAGATGTTACCTAATCTGCAACAAGTGACTGCATTTCAGATGCATCTTGTAAATGCAAAGATGGAAATAGTAAAGAAACTAAATAGTGTTAAAGGTTTAACAGACACCTTTATCAAGACTAGTAATGGATTTAAAGTGGTTAACCCAGAGGGTTATGTTGCAATTGATAGGGTTTCTGGTGACGCTGTGAAGTTAGTTGATAGAATGGAATTTAGTTTTAATAACTTTACTGCAATAAAGGCATGGGATAAATGAAAACTTTAAAAGAAATGTTATTAGGTGAGAAGGCTCCTATAAAACCCACTAAGTCTCCAATGCAAAGAAGGAGAGAGATGGGTAGAAGGATGAAACTTCTTGCAAAGAAATCTTCCACAAAACTCAAGAAGAAAAGAGCATTACTCAGAAAGAGAGATTCTGCCTCTCTTCAAAAGTCAGCTGCAAAACAAGCAAAGATGAAGGTCATTAAGAAAGCATTAGGGCCTGATGTAAAATATAATGAACTTCCCATTAACAAAAGAATTCAAATAGACCAAAAGATTACTGCGAAGAAAGCTGCAGTAATACAAAAAATGACTAAAAAGATTTTAAGACAGTTGAAAGCTGGAGAAGGTGAGAGAGTTAAAAAAGCAAAACTCGCTCAGCAGGAGGCGTAATATGAAAAGATTTCTAGAAGCAAGAGGTGATACCGCTGTATTTACATTTGGTAGATTTAATCCACCAACAACTGGTCATGAAAAACTTATAGACGCACTTGCAAAACAACAATCAAAGAATGCTGGTTCTTTGATGTATGTTTATCCATCCCATTCCCAAGATGCAAAAAAGAATCCACTTCCTCATGCAAGGAAGATTGCATATATGAAAAAAATGTTTCGTAAATATGCAAAAAATATTATCACAAGTAAATCAAGAAACGTATTTGAGATTGCAACAGAACTTCATAATAAAGGACACAGAGCTGTTGTTATGGTTGTTGGTTCTGATAGAGTTGCAGAGTTTGATAATCTACTCAACAAATATAATGGTGTAGAAGGTAAACATGGATACTATGGTTTTGATGATATCAGAGTTGTATCTGCTGGTGACCGTGACCCAGATGCAGAGGGTGTAGAGGGAATGTCTGCATCTAAGATGAGAGCTGCAGCTGCACAAGGTGACTTTGATTCATTTCAAATGGGAGTACCTAGAAACTTTGGTGATGCAAAGAAACTCTATGATGATGTTCGTAAGAATATGGGTATAAGAGAACAAAACTGGACAGATGAGGAAATATTAAGAGATGCATACATTCGTGGAGAAATCTGGAATGTAGGAGATGTTGTGGAAACAACTAATGGTGATTTGGGTGTAATAGTTCGTAAGGGAACAAACTATGTTGTATTTGAAAAAAATATGAGAAAAGTTTGGTTACATGATTTAGTTGAAGAACCAAAGAAGATTACTAAAACAAAACAAGAAAAAGATATTGAAGATATAAAAGGTACTCAACCAGCAAAATATTATGCAAAAGGTGTTGGTGATAAAAAAGATATGGCAAAGTCTACAAAGGCTTCAAGAGCAAGACAATTTAATCGTCAAGCAAAAATGGATGATGATGACCCCAAGGCATATAAACCAGCGCCTGGCGATAAAGGTGCAAAGACTAAACCATCTCAGTACACTAAAAAGTTCAAACAGATGTATGGTGAACAAGAGAAAGAAAAGAAACCAGCACAATCTGACCAAGCAAAAAAGAGAGATGAATTTGAAAAGTTGCAAAAAGCAAAACGAATTGCAGCTTTACAATATCGTATGGCAAAAGATGCCGAGACTGTTGCAAAGATGAGTCAGACTGAAAGAAAACTAACTGATGCAGAAAAAGATAAGTTAAAGAAATACGAAAAAGATATTGACAAAAAAGATTTCATTGATAGATATGGAAAAGAAGAAGGTGAATCAATTTACTATGCAACTCTTACTAAAATGGCCAAAGGTGAAAGTCTCTGGGCAAACATTCATAAGAAAAGACAAAGAATCAAAAGGGGTTCTGGTGAAAGAATGAGAAAGAAAGGCGAAAAGGGTGCGCCTACTCCAGCTCAAATGAAGCGTGCTAAAGGTGAATCTAACGAGTCTTATGAGATAGGTAAAGATTATTTCGACCATACAAAAGAGATTGACCCATATTCTGCACCAGAAGAAACCAATGAAAAGTCTACTCTAAAGAAGGATAAAAAACTTCCTAATCTTATGATACCAAAAAAAGGTAAAGCTGGTCTAACAAAGTTTATGAAAAGAAAGAATATGCAAAAACTCGCTGCTGATGTTCAAGCAGAAATTGATGAACAACCAGAACATGAAATTACTGTGGGTAATTATACCACTAAACATTTTTATATGTGTGGTTCTGCACAAGAACTTATGAAGAAAAATGCAGACAGAGTTGGCGCAGAAGAACTCACTAGATTACAAGATGACTTCTATAAATTAGAAGCGGAGATAATGAATAGTGGTGAACCAGCAACTGGTTTGCAAAAACAAAAAGCACAAAAAATATACAATCAAATAATGAATCAAGCTGCAGAAATGGAACTTGCAGATGATATGAGTGGATATATGAAATCACATTTAGACTCTGTTATGAAAGGTGACCCAAAGCCAGGCTTTGGTAGAACTGATTTGAAAGAGGATTTTCAATTAGATGAAAAAATTGCTGGACTTGTTAAGAAGTCAGACCAAACTGGTGTTCCATATGGTATACTTAAAAAGAGTTATGATAGAGGAATGGCTGCTTGGAAAACTGGTCACAGGCCTGGCACTACACCACAACAATGGGCATTTGCAAGAGTCAACTCAATGTTAACTGGTGGTAAAGCAGACCCAGACCTACAAGCAAAGATTAAAAAAGGTGGTTATAAAAAGAAGAAAAAGAAAGCATCTAAGGAATCAGTAGAAGAGTGGTTTTCTTCTGATGAGACTATTAAACTATATCAAGAAAGATATGGTGATGAATGGTTGAAAAAACTAAATAATACATATGAAAGAATGTTATCAAAACTAAATGAAGATGATTGTTCTTGTTATGACCATGTTATTTCAGAAGCAGAATATCAAGGTAAAAAGGTAAAGTTAAATGACCCAATTCGTACAAGTGAAAATCCTAATAAGAAATTTAAGGTTTATGTAAAAAACGAAAAGGGTAAAGTTGTAGTGGTTCGCTTTGGTGACCCAAATATGGATATTAATCGTGATGACCCAGAAAGACGCAAATCATTTCGTGCAAGACACAACTGTGATGACCCAGGCCCTAAAACGAAAGCAAGATATTGGAGTTGTTTTCAGTGGCGTGCTGGTGCAAAAGTAGATAACTAAAGGAAAAAACAATGACTAGATATGCAAAAACAATGAGTCAAACTCTTGCAGAAATGAAGATGAATGACCCTAAACTATTAAAGATTTTTGATAAACTAAAACCAAAAGATACCATTCAACTAAAAGTTAGTTCTGCAATTTCAAAGGGTAAAGGTTTACAACCTTATACTGTTAGGTCTAAGAATACACTAAGAAATGGTGTGGAAAAGATTACAATGATTTTACAAGGTAATCCAACTGGTGTTAAACGATTCCTATACAAAAAAGATGGTAAAGTAACATTTGCAATCGGTGATATGGCTGCATCTATTGATGATATCAAAGAAAACTTAGAAGAGGGTTATGA